GCCCGCGCCGCCCGTCCTCAGCCCGCAGTGGATCCGGTGCAGCCGCCTCGAGGCGCTGCCGGCGAACGGCGGGGCGATCACGACCGAGAACCTCACCGGGCGCGCCGGCGTGCGGATCGCGTTCGACATCGTGCGCGAGATCTCGGGCGAGCCGAACCAGGCGACGATCACGGTCTACAACCTCGCCCGCGACACCAGGGCGCGCCTTGAGGGGCTGCGCGGGCTGCTCGCCCCCGTGCCGGTGAAATGGAGCCTGGGCGGCCTCCTGGCGAGCGACGCGTCGCGCGGGTACACCGGCCCGGACGCCATCAGCGCGGAGAAGGACCCGCCGCCGGGGACCGAGCTGCCCGCGAGCGCGCCGGCGGCCTCCAAGCTGTTCGGCTACGCCTACGTGCGCTTCTACGCCGGATACGGCGGCAAGGTCGGACAGATCTGCGAGGGGACGATGCTGGTGCCCAAGTCGACGCGGGTCGACGCGACGACCTGGGCGACCGTGCTGAAGTTCGGCGACGGCGCCCTCGGGGCGGCCAAGGCCCAGGCGAACCTGTCCTTTCCGGTCGGCACCGAGATCCTCACGGTGCTCCGGCACCTGCTGCGGCTGCTCGGCGTCGGCACGGGGAACCTGTCGGCCGAGACGTGGGCGCGCGTGCTCGGGCAGGGGATCAAGCGGTCCTCCAACCCCTACGTGGTCAGCTCCAAGCTGGCCTGGCCCTACACCCCAAGCGGGGCGAGCGCGTGGCGCGATCTCGAGACGCTGCTCCGGCTGTCGAACGTCGGGTGGGTGATCGACATGGGGCAGTTCTATCTGCTCGAGGCAGACGGCTACCTGCTCGGCGAGGTTGTCGACCTCGGGCGGCCGCTCAAGGTCGAGGACCTCGGCGGCGCGTCTTGGCGCGGGACGTTCTTGCTCAACAAGTCGGTGCGGCCGGGGATCCGCGTCACCCTCGACAAGACCGGGTTCGCGGGGCCATACATCGCCCGGCGCGTGCAGCACACCGGCGACACCCACGGCGGCGCGTTTCACTCGATCGTCGACTTCGTCCCGATCGATCCCCTCGGCCTCGGCCTGGACTTCCTGTGACCGAAAAGACCCTCGTCAAGAACGTCAAGACGCTCGAGGACCGGATCGCCGAGGCGATCCGCGGCCCGGCGATTGCGTTCTTGACGAAGGTCGCGGCGCCGTGGACCAAGGGCACGCAGCAGCCGGTCGTGCGCCATCGGGCGCCGGACGGGCAGACGGTCGATCAGTCGCCGACCCCCGACGCGCCGGTGATGACGCTCGGCGGCGGCGGCTTCGAGCTGTCCACCTGCTTCGACGCGAACGACCCGGTGCTGTCGATTCCGCTCGAGCGCGACCACACCAACTACCTCACGAGCGGCAAGCTCAGCGACCCGGCGTCGCCCCGCCGGCACGACCGCGGCCTTGCCGTCGCCCTCCCGTTCAGCGTCCGCAAGACGACCGCCGCCGCCGCGGGCGAGCTGTTCCTCGGGCACACGAAGGCGGGCCCGTCGTCGATCCTCGAGATCTCGCTCCGCTTCAAGCGCCTCGAGGCCAAGCTCGAGATCCGCGCGGACGGCGGGATCAAGATCGGCATCAACGCGACCCGCGGCGCCGCCCGCCTCAACGACACGGTGAGTCGATCGGCCCTGATGGGCACGTGGATGAATCAGGTGACGGTCGGACTCAACAAACTCGCCCCCGGGTCGGTCACGCCCTACGTCGGCAGCACGATCGGGTCCATCAGCAGCGCGAGCAGCATCGTGGAGGTCGAATGAGCCAGCTCAAGCTGTCCGGGGGAGACCTCGACATCACGAACGGCCAACTCTCCGAGGTCTCGGGCCTCGACGAGAGCAGGCAGCACCTCGAGACCCGCCTCAAGACATGGCGGGGCGAGCGCTTCTACGACGCGACCGGCGGCGTCGCCTACGGCGAGGTCGTGTTACCGGCCGAGGACCGCGACGCCGTGCTCGGCGAGCTGCGGCGCGAGGCCCTCGGCACGCCGGGCGTGACCGACGCGACCCTCGTCATCACCAGCGACGAGCCGGCCAAGCTCAAGGTCCGCGGGACCTTCATCGCGTCGCTGACCGAGCTCGACGACCTGATCCGCGCGGAGTTCGGCCCGATCGAGATCGGCCAGGAGGCTTGAGCACATGGCGACCCCACCGACCTATGGACTGACCGCCGAGGGCTACGTCGCGCCGACGCAGGAGAAGATCCGCGCCTGGCTCGCGTCCGAGTGGAAGGAGCTTTTTGGCGCAAACAGCACCGTCGAGGCGTCGAGCATCAACGGCAAGCTGATCGACTTCGCCACGCGGATCGCGGTGACGTACTTCGAGGGCGGCGCCGGGGCGGCGAACGCCGGGTGGTTCGCGGCCGCGCCGGGCGTCGCGCTCGAGAAGATCCTGAGCTTGTTCGCCTTCCCGCGGCTGGCGGCCTCGTCGTCGACGGTGTCGGCGGTCCTCTACGGGACCGACGCGACGATCGTCAACGCCGGCGCGATCGCGTCGGTCGAGGTCTCCAAGGACAAGTTTTTGACGACGGCGGGCGTCACCATCGGCGACGACGACAGCATTTACGTCGTCCGGATCGGCGACGGGATCAGCCCCGGTGACGCCCCGTCCGTCACGATCGCCGGAACGCCCTACAGCTACGTCGCGGGCCTCGTCGACACCAAGACGGACATCGCCCTTGGGATCAAGGCGGCGATCGATCTCGGCGGCGTTCAGGTCGCGGTGTTCCAGCCCGGCGACGACCCCAACGGCGACGCGCTGCTCGTGATCGAGGACAACGGCCTCGGCCCGTTCACGCTGTCGGCGTCGAACGGCGGCGGGTCCGGAGACGTCGAAGCGTACAGCGCGAAGCGGGTCGACTGCGTCGCCGAGCAGACGGGGCCGCGGACGGCCTTCGCCGGCACCCTCAACGTCATCGAGACGCAGGTGACGGGGTGGGACGGGGTCACAAACACCAGCGACGCCGACCTCGGCCGCAACGCCGAGACCGACGCGGCCTACCGCGCGCGCCACCGGGACCAGCTCCAGTCCAAGGGCTCGGCCTCGGCTCAGGCGATCCGCGACGCGGTCGCGCAGCTCGACGGCGTCACCTACGTCGCGGTGCGCGAGAACCCCGACGACGTTGTCGACGGCGAGGGCCTGCCGGCGCACTCGATCCGGGTGACGGTGCTCGGCGGCGACTCGGTCGAGATCTGCGAGACCATCTACAAAAAGAAGGCCGCGGGGATCCAGACCTACGGCTTCTACAACGAGGTGATCGAGGACAGCGAAGGCAACCTCATCACCATCTACTACCAGCGGCCGACCAGCCTCTACATGTGGATCCAGATCGACGTGTCGGCCGGCGAGAAGTACCCGAGCTCGGGCGATCCGCTGGCGACCATCGCCGCCGCGGTGGCCCTGTGGGGCGACATCAACATCTCGATCGGCGACGACGTCGAGCGGTTCGCCCTCGGCACGCCGATCAACACAATCCCCGGCATCAAGGCCGCGACGATCACCATGAACTACACCTTGAACGAGCTCGATCCGCTGCCGCCGCTGTTCGCCGCCGACCTCGTCGTCTCCAGCACCGAGCTGCCGCTGTTCGACAGCTCGCGGATCATCGTGAACCTCGTATGACGATCCCCTACGACCACACCGCGATCCTCGAGGACATCTGGACGCAGTTCCAGAACAGCCCCAACGTCCGCGCGATCCTCGAAAAGTTCTTCGTCGCGCCCGCGAACGAGGGCGAGGACCTGCTCGAGCTGGCGACCAAGCACAACGTCGTCGACGGCTTCGGGCTGATGCTCGACGACATCGGGGCGATGCTCGACGTGACTCGAGAGGAGCTCGGCGGCCTCAGCGACGCCGACTACATCGTCGCGCTGATCGTCCGGGCGCGCTCATCGATCAGCGCGGGCACCCTCGAGGACTTCGCGCAGCTCCTTCGGGCGATCCTCGCCTCGCAGCCGCCGATCCCGATCGTCGAGTGGTTCCCGGCGGCGGTGCGGGTCTACATGCAGGGCATCACGCCGCAGGAGGGGACGCTGCTCGAAGTGCTGCTCAAGGGGGTCCTGCCCGCGGCCGGCGTCAACACGGTCCTGAGCGTCCACGACGACACCTGCATCTCGTTCTACTCGAGCCACGGCCCTGTCAAGCAGGACGGGTGGTTCGGGAGCAGCCACGGCCCCGCGACCGATCAGGCCGGCTGGTGCCACGCGATCAAGCTCTAACCCCCAGGAGACCCACCCATGTCCAAGCCGATCGTCGTGCCCCTCGAGTGGGCGACCAACCTCGTTCACCTCGTCGGCGACTACCCAGGCAGCGCGACGAAGGTGTCGCCCGGCGCCGGCGTCGTCGCGGCGGGTCTGATCCCCGGTGACGTGTTCGCGCCGACCGCCGAGGAACTCAACCACACCTGGAACCTGTGGACACAGTACCTCATCTGGGTCTCGGACGGCACGAGCTCGCCGATCAGCGACCCTTCGATCGTCGAGCGCGACTCGAACGGGGTGGTGTACGCCCAACAGTTCGAGGGGTACCCGGACGCGGCGACCGACCTCTACGGCGTCAGGGGGCGCGCCTTCGGCAACAACGCGGGCGTGCTCGGACAGTCGGGCGCGAGCAGCCACGCCGGCGTCCGGGGCGAGAACACGGGCCTCGGTCCGGGCGGGCGCTTCGACGCCGGCGGCAACAGCGACGGGAGCTGGAACTACGGCAGCGGGTCCGGGGCGGGCGCGCGCGGGTTCGGCGGCAACACGGGCCCCGGCGTGCGCGGGCTCGGCGGCTCCGGCGGCGGCCCCGGAGCGCGGTTCGCCGGCCAGAACGCCGCCGCCGACATCGAGCTCTCGCCGAACGCGAACAACTACGGGATCCAGATGACTCCCGGGGCGACCTGCACGGGCGGGATCTACATCCTCGGCAACGGGCAGGACAGCATCATCCTGTACCCGAACGCCGCCAACCGCGGGATCTTCATCTCGGGGTCGCAAAATCTCGGGGTCGGCGCGGCGTTCATCCAACAGACGGGGACGGGGGACGGGCTGCAGATCTCGGCGGGCGGCGTCGGCAACGGGCACATGTTGCGCCTGACGCCGAAGGTCAACTCGAGCGTGCGGGCGCCGCTGGTGCTCGACGGATCGAACGGCGGGCCCTCGAACATCACCGAGGGCGGGTTCGGGTACGACCGCAGCGCCGAGCGCTTCTACTGCGAGCGCAAGAACGTCCCCGAGCGGCACTACCTCTGGGACGGGCCGAGCGGGCTCAAGCCGGCCCTGTACAACGTCACGGGGCAGGTGACGAACACGAACGCTGCCTTCCCCACGACCGCGATCACCAAGGCGATCAACCTCGGGGCGAACGAGTCGGCGTGGGTCGTGTGTTCGATGAACCTCGGGTGGACCGGCGTCGCCGGCGACGTCACGGTGACGGTCGCCTTCGACGGCGCGCCGCAGTACCAGCGCGACATCTACATCTCGGCCGGCGCCAGCGACACCGATCTCGTCAAGGCGTGCTGGTCGTGGCAGGGCAAGGCGACGGGGGTGACGACCGTCACGGTGACGATCGCCCGCATCGCCGCAAACAGCGTCTGGGCGCGCTTCCGAAGCCTCGTCGCGCTCGAGACCATCCGCAACAGCGATTGGATCTGACCATGCTCCAGTTCACCTACACCCGACAGGCGCTCATCGACTCGGTCGCCATGGTCTACCCGGAGGACAACTACGCCGGTCCCGAGTACGCAGAGATCGCTGCCGTTCAGGCGGCCCGCTTCATCGGCCAGCACTTCGCCGAGAAGTGGCAGACGGGGGGTGTGGACCTCTCCGATCCCGGACAGGTGTACGCGGCAGCGCAGGCGGAGATTACGGCCATCGGACCGTGTCCAAACGAGGGATGCGGCTCGAATCGAGTGGTTCTAACGACATGTCCGAACAACCTTGTTCCGTTCGGAGAGTTCACCGAGCCGGGGCCGTTCTGCCGCAACTGCGACGTGCCGCAGCCGTGATCGCGCGGCGGGCGCCTGGGCACTTCTGAGCAGAGAACTCGAACGCGGGTCTTGCCCGCGGTTCCGAGAAGATCAGGATAGGCCCTATGCGCAGAACCGCACGAGCGATCGCCATCACTCTCGCCGGCCTCGCGGCCATCACTCATCTGCTCGGCTGCGACCCATACCAGCCGTGCGGCGATCCCAAGGACATCTGCCCGATGAAATACGAGTGGAAGAACTACGGGCAGGCGAAGCCGTGGATCTGCGACGCGCCCTCGGCCGAGGGGGGCCAGGGCATGATGGTCTGCACGCAGCACTGCAGCGTCCACACCGACTGCGCCGCCTCGGTCGACCCCGACGTCAACGCGGTGCCCCGCTGCGACCAGGGCGTGTGCGTGCTCGGCTGCCGGCCGGGGTGGACCTGTCCGGAGGGAACCGGCTGCGAGCCGAACGACGAGGCATCGGTCAAGGCGACCGGGTACTACGGGCGATGCTCGCAGGTGTTCGAGGGCGAGCCCGCGCCCGAGCACGAGGGCGACCTCGCCTCCCCGGGCTAAAGCCGCGCCAGCCACACCGCCGCGGCCAGGACGAGCCACGGGAAGATCGCCAGCCCAACGGCGATCCCCGTGGCGTAGTCGTTCCAGGCGGAGGGCGCGGCGTGGCGCTCGAGCTTGGGCAGCGGGCGGAACACCAAGTCAACCTAGCACGGAAAAAACGCGGTTGACCTGAAAAACTGGATAGCTATTATGCCGCGCATGGCCTCGCCGATCTTGCCCGATGGGTGGCACCGCTCGCCGAACGACATCCGCCGCGAGGACCGGCCCATGTGGGCGCTGCTGCGCGCCGGCGAGCCGGCCGCGCTGGTCGAGCGCCGCGCGGAGGGCTGGCACGTGTCGGCCGCGACGACCGACCTGCGCGGGCACGCGGTCGTCGACACCTTCGAGGCCGGGCGCGCCGCGGCCGAGCTGGCGCTGCGCGAGGGCATGGCGTCGGAGGTCTGGGCGCGCGAGTTGGCGGTGCGCTGGTCCGCGGAGTTGCGCCGGACCCTGGGGGGGCCTGCTTCTTCGAGCTCGACCCGGCTCGCGCCGGCCGAAAGGACATGACCAGATGGACAGCCACGCGTACAAGTCGCGCGCCTGGTGGGCGCTCCGCGCCCTGGCCTACGCCGCCGACATCGTCGACCTCGAGGACGCGCGCGAGGCCGGCCGCGGCCGGCCCGGCGACCTGGACCAGATCCTCGTGTGGGCCCGCGAGCTGCGGGCCTGCATGGCGGCCGCCGGCGCGCCGGCCGAGGACGAGCGCCTGACCCCGATCTACGTCGACCGCCGCGGCGAACTGCTCGCCCAGCACCGCGCAGCCTGAGAGGAGCCCGATGAAGTTCACCGTCCCGACGCCGACCCCCACCAACGTCCAGGCCGCGCTGCTCGAGCACCTGGTCCGCACCGGCCGCCCGTGGAGCCGTGGCCTGCTGCTCGACTCCGGCCGCCCGCCGCGCTCGACGACCGTCGACGCGCTGTTCCGCAACCGCTGGCTGTTGCCGGTCACGGTGCGCGCCAAGGCCCACGGCCGGGTCGTGACCGAGCCGATCGGCGTGCTGACGCCGGTCGGGCGCCGCGCGCTGCAGAAGATCGACCCGAGCCTGGCGACCGGCTGGTCCGACGAGGATCGGGTGCGGATGCGCGAAGAGGCCCCGCTCCGCTGCCTCGGTCCCTACGAGACCGAGGAGTGCGAACGGCACCAGGGCGAGCTCGAGGTCTACCGCTGGTCCTGGCGCACGCCCCGGATCGCCGACCCGGCCCGCCACCTGATCGAGATCGACGCAGGCGAGCCCGAGATGGTCCTCGCCTGCCCCCGCTGTCGCGCCGAGCTCTGGGCCGCGGTGCGCAACCCCGACACCCTCGCGCGCTTGCGCGAGTACACGCCATGAACCGCTTCGCCCGCTTCAAGGAGCACTGCGACGACACCCCGAGCCTGTTCGAGCCAGGCGACATCCTGCGGGCGTGGCTCGGTCATGCCGTCGCCGCCGTCACCCGCCCGCTGCGCCACGGAGGCAACCACCGCTACCTCTGGGCGCTCAACAAGGCCGCGTCGCGGACGCTGCCGAAACACCTCGAGGCGCAGCGCCTCAAGGTGCAGCCGTACCCGAAGTTCACAGCTTGAGGAGACCTGAATGAAAGAGCAGATCACACAAGGCGACGAGGCGGTGCTCAAGGAGCACGGCCTCGTCGGGATGCCGCGCCCCCGCGCGGCGCGCTACCTGGATATCCACCCCGGGAAGGAGTCGATCGAACTGCGCTCGGGCCCGCTGGGGCCGCCGCACGCGACGCCGGACAAGCTCATGGCGCGCTACTACGAGGAGACGAT